CGGTCTCCAAAACCAGCCAGCGAGGTTCAACTCCTCGGTCGCCCGCCGCAGAGGGTGCGTGGCATGGCGCCTAACTGGTCTCGAAAACCGGCGTGACCTTCGGGTCAGGAGTTCGATTCTTCCACCCTCTTCGGCCCCGTGGACTACCGGCTAGGTTGGCGCCCTCTCACGGCGCAGGACCGGGTTCGATTCCCGGCGGGGTCACGATTGACCGCTTCGGCTAGTTGGCCCAGGCCCGCCGGTTTTCACCCGGCAAACGCGGGTTCGAATCCCGCAGCGGTCGCGACGAGCCCCCAGCTATCGGATGGCGCCCATGGCTACGAACCAAGGGTCCCCGGTTCGAATCCGGGTGGGGGTACGGCTGCGAGCCTCGGAGGCAGGCGAGCTTCATAAGCTCGGCCGAGACGGTCCGACTCCGTCCGCAGCTACGCGCGCCTGGTCGACCGGAAAGACGTCGCCTCGACACGGCGGAGAGAGCAGGTTCGATTCCTGCGGCGCGCACGAACGGAGAGGACCTGGATGTCGGTTTTCCAGAGCGGTTTGCTAAACCGCCGGGCCAAGGCCCCGAGCGTTCGACTCGCTCCCTCTCCTCCGACGGACGAGTGGCCAAGTGGAAAGGCGCCGGCCTGCAACACCGGCATCCCGGGTTCGATTCCCGGCTCGTCCTCCGCGCGCCCAAGGTGTTCACGGCTGCACGCTGGCTTGCCAAGTCAGAAGGGCGAGTTCAAATCTCGCTGGGCGCTCTAGGCATCGTTGTCCGAGCGGCTAGGACCCGGTCTTCCAAACCGGAGAGGCGAGTTCGACTCTCGCACGATGCTCCAGACGGAAGGCTCGCGGAGCCGGCTGCGATCTCCGCCCCGGGGTACACGGTCCGCCGACGGTGGGTGACGTCGGCGACTTCCGGGGCGCGCGACCGGGGAACCGCGAGCTAGATCGTGCTCCTGAAGCGTAGGTGGCGACGCGCCGCTTTCGTAAAGCGGAGAACCGAGTTCGACTCTCGGCGGGAGCTCTGGTAGCATCAGCATCGCGGTGGTTGAGGAGGGGTTACCTCGCTGGCCTCATAAGCCAGAGCACGTCGGTTCAAATCCGACCCCCGCAACAACGGACGCGCTCCTCGAGCTGGGCTCGGGGCGGGACTTGTAGCTCGGCCCGGTCGGTCCGATTCCGACGAGGAGCTCCATACCAGGGTGAGGGGAACGGCAACCCAGGTGGCTGTTAACCACCCGCCGCAAGGCAACTGCAGGTTCGACTCCTGCCCCTGGTGCAACGCGCTCGTGCCGAGCTGGATCGGCGCCCGGCCTTCTAAGCCGGGACCTGGCGGTTCGAATCCGCCCGGGCGCTCGACGTCCTCGTGGTGGAACGGGAAACCACACGGGTCTCCGAAACCCGAGGTCCCGGTTCGAGTCCGGGCGAGGACACTCCTGCTCCCGTAAGCATCTGGTGAGGCTGCGCCGCTGTCTACGGCGCGAGGGGGGTTCGATTCCCCTCGGGGGCGCGACGAGCCGGGATAGCTCAACGGGAGAGCAGCCGCTTTATAAGCGGTCGACGCAGGTTCGACTCCTGCCCCGGTACGGGGGCGTGCCGCAAGTGGAGACGGCGCCGGCTCAAACCCGGTGAAGCTCCGGTTCGATTCCGGAAGCCCCTACGAGCTCGGGTGGTGGAATGGTAGTCACGCCGGTTTGAGAGGCCGGTGGCCGAAAGGCCGTGGGGGTTCGACTCCCCCTCCGAGCACGATCGCGAGAGTGGCGTAATGGCAGCCGCGCTGCGTTCAGACCGCAGTGCCCGCAACGGGCGTGGAGGTTCGACTCCTCTCTCTCGCACCCGCAGGTAGAATCCAGAAAGGAGGGTCCGATGGAAGCCGTGCTGTACCTGGACGTTGACTACCGCCGCCTTCGCGTCGAGCACTGGCACCGCGCCGTGTCCGACGTCGTCGTCGGCAAGGCCGAGGTCGTCGAGTACAGCCGGGACCGGACCATCAGGGGCGTGGGCCAGGACTACCCGATGCCGAGCGTTGTCCGGATCCTCCGTCGCTTCAAGCGCGACCGGATCCGCGTGAAGTTCTCGCGCCTGAACATCTACGCGCGCGACGGGTTCGTCTGCCAGTACTGCGCGCGGCGGTTCCCGACCGAGGACCTGACGTTCGACCACGTCCAGCCGCGGTCGAGGGGCGGCGTCACGCGCTGGGAGAACATCGTCACCTGCTGCGTCTCGTGCAACGCCGAGAAGGCGGACAGGACGCCGGCGGAGGCGGGGATGCGGCTGCTCAGGTCGCCGACGAAGCCCCACATCCTGCCGGCGATCATGGTCAAGATGGACGCGACCCGGATCCCCGACGAGTGGCGGGGCTACTGGTCGGACGTCCTGGAGGGGTAGGGCGGGGGGGGGACCCGGTTCGAGTGGACCGAGCGCACGCCTCCTAAGCGAGCGTCTGGCGGTTCGAATCCGCCCCGGGTCACGCTGGTGAAGGTCAATCGGATGACCGCCGCCTTGGTAAGGCGGAGGAGCGGGTTCGACTCCCGCCACCAGCTCCAGGCGTAATACTCGGTCCATGCCGAGCGCCAAGGACGAGGTCGTCGAGCGGACGAAGGAGATCGGAGACCCCGACAACTATCGGGTCCGCCCCGAGGCCCGCGCCCGCCGGGTCACGAAGCAGGGCAGGGTCACGTACGAGGCCGACGTCCGCCTTCCGTCGACGATGGTGGCTCAGCCTGAGGAGGCCAAGGAGCTGGCGATGAACACCCTGAAGGCGGCCGAGCTCGCCTGGGAGATGATGGACGAGCTGAAGAAAGAGGCCGGCGGGTGAGCGTCGGTCCCGTCTACCTCGTCTGGCGGATCGACTACGACTCGCTGGAGAACCGCGACTGGAACCCGGAGGAGCTCGTCGGCTACGCGCTGACCGAGGAGGCGGCGGACACTGCGATCGCGGCGCTGGACCTGGCCCCGAAGATCGACGGCTACGATCCGCTGAGCCGCCCGGGGAAGTACCCGAAGTTTTACCGGCAGCGAGTCGGTCACCTCCCCGCGTAGTAGCATCGGCGGCGTGGCCGCCTCCCTGATCCGCGAGCTCGTCGACCTCCACCGCCGCCAACTGTTCGGGGTGATCGAGGTCCGGGGCGTCGGCCGGATGCAGAAGCTGTACGCCGACTCCCGGGTCGATCTCGAGGACAAGCTCCGCCGCCTCGCGCGCGCCGGCAAGGGCCAGACCTTCCAGGCCCAGCACCTCCGGCTCGTCCTCGCCCAGGTCGCCGACGCGATCCGGGGCCTGGAGACCGGGCTCGTCGACCACATGCAGGCCACCGGGCGCGTCGCCGGGAACCTCGCCCCGCGCCACCTGACGAACATGGTCGGCACGCTGGAGGGGCGCTACGGCCGGATGACGCCCGTCGTCCAGGCCGCTCAGGCCGCCGTCGTCCGGAACGTCTACCCCGGGATCGCGCCCACGCTGCTCGACCGCTACCGGAGCTCGGCGCGGCGCTACGGGCCCCAGGCGCTCGGCTCGATCCGGGAGGGGCTCGCGAGATCGATCGTCCAGGGCGAGGGCGTCGACGAGGCGGTCGACCGGGTGGTCGGGTCGACCGGGCTGTTCGAGAAGCAGCGCTGGCGGGCGGAGCGGATCGTCCGGACCGAGATGTCCTGGACCTACGGCGTGAGCAACCAGCGGTCGATGGAGGAGCTCCGGCCCGCCGTGCCGAAGATGCAGAAGCGGCTCGTCGCGACCTTCGACGACCGGACCGGGAAGGACAGCGAGGCGCTGAACGGCCAGACGGTCCCGGTCGACCAGCCCTTCGTCTGGGTCGTCAAGAACGACCACGGCGTCCCGACGGGGAAGGTCGTCAGGTACATGCAGCCGCCGAACAGGCCGAACGATCGCGAGTGCGTCATCCCGTGGCTGCCGGCCTGGGGGACCGCCGGGCTCGCCGAGCCGGGGCCGGTCCAGCCGAGCACGGCCGGGCTCCCGGCGTAATATCAGGCGCATGCGTTTCCACTGGCAGAACCTGAACGACAGCAAGCGGCGCCCTCGTCGCGGCGGCGGCGCCCGCCACGGGCGCGCGTGGCTGACACTGTTCCACAGCCCCGAGCCGAGGACGCGCGAGGAGGAGAAGCGCATCAAGTACCGGCCCGGCATCTCGGTCAACTGGGAGTGGGCGTTCTTCTGGCGCGGCGCCGCCCACCTGAGCTTCAAGGCGCAGCAGGGCGACGGCGTGGGCGTCCAGCTCGCGATCGCGGTGCCATGGGTCTTCTCGTTCTACCTGACGCTGCAGGGCGGGATGTTCGCGAGGCTCGCCCGCAAGCTCCTGCCGGACAAGGACCGGGACGGGTGGTCGGGCCGGATCTCGAAGTGCTACTCGGACCGCGAGGTCGACGTCTCGATCCACGACTGGGGGATCTGGTGGGCGCTCTGGACGGACCCGATGTCGTGGAGCTCGAAGACGCCGAAGTGGCGGCACGGGTCCTGGCACCCGCTCGACACCTTCCTCGGCAAGGCGAAGTATTCGGAGCGTGTGATCGAGGCCGAGAAGTCGATCCTCGTCCCCATGCCGGAGCGGGCCTACGCTGGGACCGGCCGGGTCCTCGAGCGGGTCCACAAGCGGCCCCGGTGGCCCTTCGCGCGGCGCTGGGTGTGCGTGGACCTCGACATGAAGCGCGACCCGGTCCCCTTCCCCGGCAAGGGCGAGAACTCCTGGGACTGCGGCGAGGACGCCAGCTACGGGTTTGGCTGCGCGGCCGAGACGCTGGAGGAGGGCATCGGCAAGTTCGTCGCCAGCAAGCTCCGGGACCGCGGGCGCAACGGCGGGCGCGGCTGGACTCCGACGGAGGACCACAGGCCGAAGGACGCCCGGGCGTAATACTCGGCGCATGACGGACGCCGAGCTCGCCGCGGGGAAGGTGATGGCCGCGCGCTGCGCGGAGGACGTGTTCGGCCCCGTCAAGACCGAGGCCGAGCTGACCGCCGTCTTCCGGTCCCTCGCCCGGATCCTTCACCCCGACCACGACCCGAGCCCGCGCGCGGCGGAGGGGATGAAGCGCCTCCTCGAGCTCCGGGACGAGGCCGACCGGAAGTTCCAGCAGGGGACCTGGGGCCAGAAGGCGCCCTCGGTCTCGGTCGAGGTCCGGACGAAGCGCGGCGTCTACAAGAACCTCCAGCCGCTCGCGGCCGGCGACCTGTGCGACGTCTACGTCGCGGACTACGAGGACGACAAGCCCCGGCGCGCGGTGCTGAAGTTCCTCCGCGATCCGCGCGACGAGGACCTCGCCACGGCGGAGTGGCGGAACCTCCAGAAGCTCTGGGCCGAGAAGGACGAGGCGGCCGTCAACTTCCAGCGCTACCTCCCGAAGCTCGTCGAGAGCGCCCGGATCGAGGTCGCCGGCAAGCTGCGGCGAGCGAACGTCTTCGGGTTCTTCTCGAAGACCAACACCATCGCCGACGTCCTCCTCGCCCGCCCGCGCGGGATCGACCCCCGGGACATGGCCTGGATGTGGCGCCGGATGCTGGAGGTCCTCTCGTGGGTCCACTCCAACGGGCTCGTCCACGGCGCGATCCTGCCCGAGCACGTCCTGATCCGACCCGACAACCACGGGGCGAAGCTCGTCGGCTGGTCCTGCTCGGTCGCGGCGGGCGAGCGCATCAAGGCGATCGTCAGCGCGCGGGCGGACTGGTACGCGCCGGAGGTCGAGCTGAAGGCGCCGGCGACGCCCGCCACGGACCTCTACATGGCCGCCCGGATCGCCGCCGCGCTGGTCGACCGCGGCGCGCTGCCGAGGAAGATCGACGCCCTGCTCTCGGCCTGCCTCCTGCGGAACCCGCGGGCCCGGTACGACAGCGCGCTCGACGTTTACAAGCGGTTCGACGCGGTCCTCCGCGACCTCTACGGGGCGCCGAGCTTCCGGCCCTTCTCGCTGCTCCCGGCGTAATACTCCCGCCCAGGCCCAATCTCGGGCCGGAAGGAGAATCGCCATGGGAGGCAGCAGCTACAGCGACTCGGCGGCACGGCACCTGTACGGGACCCGATCCAAGCTGGTCGACGACGTCGGCCCGGCGGCGGCGGCGGCGGCATCGTTCACGTCGAAGTCGGCGGCGGCCGTCGTCGCGGCCGGGATGGACCCGCTCAGCATCAAGCTCCGGGAGGCGCGCGACAGCGACGCCCACCCGCGCTCGAACGCCCTCGCGATCCTGTTCGACGTGACCGGATCGATGGGGGGCATCCCGAGGCAGTTCGCCCTCGACAAGGACAAGTTCCCCGGGCTGATGCGGCTCCTGACGGCGCACAGCTACATCGAGGACCCCCAGATCATGTTCGGGGCGATCGGGGACGCCTACTCGGACCGGGCCCCGCTTCAGGTCGGGCAGTTCGAGTCCGGGCTCGAGATGGACGACTGGCTGACGAAGCTCTACCTGGAGGGGAACGGCGGCGGCCAGGCGCGCGAGTCGTACGACATGGCGATCCACTGGGTCAGCCGGCACGTCGCGATGGACTGCTTCGAGAAGCGCGGCAAGAAGGGCTACCTGTTCACGATGGGCGACGAGATGGCCTACGAGCGCCTGCCGCGCGCGATCGCGAAGCGGTGGCTGGGCGAGGACCTGGAGAAGGACCTGACGCTGAAGGAGATCCTCGCGGCGGCGCAGGAGAAGTTCGAGGTCTTCCACGTCTACGTGAACCAGGGCCAGTACCCGGACAACGCCGAGCACCTCGCCTTCTGGAAGGAGTACCTCGGGGAGCGGTTCCTGATGCTCCGGGACGTGAACCACATCGCCGAGCTGATCGGCTCGACGATCGGGGTCTGCGAGGGGCGCGGGCTCGACGACGTCGCGGCCGACCTGGCGAAGGCCGGGCTCGACCACACCGCCGCCGCCGCCGTGAAGGGCGCGCTCGTGCCGTACGCCAAGAGCGCGGGCCGCGATCTCGCGAAGACCGGGACGGCCACCGGCGACCTGCCGGCCGCATCGGCGGGGGGGACGAAGCGGGTCTGACGTAATCCTCCCGGTCATGAAGCCATCCTGGATCGTGATCGGGCTCGGGTTCGGGGACGAGGGGAAGGGGACGATCGTCGACGCTCTGGTTCGCAAGACCGGGGCGTCGACGGTGGTCAGGTTCAACGGCGGCGCCCAGGCCGCCCACAACGTCGTGACGCCGGAGGGGCGGCACCACACGTTCTCGCAGTGGGGCTCCGGGACGCTCGCCGGCGCCGCGACGGTCCTGAGCAAGGACGTCGTCGTCGACCCGCTGGCGATGATCCAGGAGGCCTACAGCCTCTGTTACCTGGGCCTCCGAGACCCGCTAACGCTTCTGACGGTCGACGAGCGGGCGCTGGTCTCGACGCCGTTCCACGGCGCGATGTCGAAGGTCCGAGAGATCGTCCGCGGCGCGGACCGACATGGGACCTGCGGCGTCGGCGTCGGCGAGGCGGTTCGCGAGTCTCTCGACGCGGGGATTGACAAGGACTGCCTCCTCCACGCCGGCGACCTTCAGCACCATCACGAGATCCGCTGGCGGCTACGGCTCACGCGGCAGCACTGCGCCGCCGAGGCGACCAAGCTGTTGGCCGAGGCGCGCGTCGTGACCGCCGAGGCCGCGCTGGCGATGACCATGCTGAACAGCGAGGAGCTCGAGGAGACCGCCGCCCAGGACATGGCAACCGTCGGGCGCCGGATCCGGATCGCGAGCTGGGACCAGATCGCCGAGACGCTCCGCGGAGGCAACCTCGTCTTCGAGGGCGCGCAGGGCGTCCTCCTGGACGAGTGGCACGGCTTCCACCCCCACACGACGTGGAGCACGACGACGGGCGACAACGCGCGCGCGGTGTTCATCAACGCCGGCGTCGGCGGCGACCTGAAGACCGTCGGCGTGACGAGGGCCTACGCGACCCGCCACGGCCAGGGACCATTCCCGAGCGAGAACGGCCTCGGGCCGCGGGCGGGCGAGCACAACGAGGGCGGTGGCTGGCAGGGACCGTTCCGCGTCGGCTGGTTCGACGCCGTCCTAACCCGCTACGCGATCGGCGTCGACGGCGGCGTCGACGCGCTCGCGGTCACCTGCGTCGACCAGCAGGACTTCGGCGACCGCACCTGCGTCGCCTACGACTCGGAGTTCGGGCGGGTGACGCGGCTCCGCGTCCAGCGCGGCGTCCGCGACCTCGCCGCGCGCCAGAAGGTCGGCGAGTTCCTCCGCACCGTCCAGCCCGTGACCGAGCGGCTCTGGACCCCGGAGCACATGTCGATCGAGCTCGGCGTCCCGCTCCTCGTCGAGTCGAACGGCCCGCGGTCGGACCAGAAGAACTGGCGGACGGTCCCGCTCCCCGGCGACTGGCGTAATATCTAGGTCGCGCTGGCCATGCTCGGGGGCAACGGGGGATCCGCGGCCACCTCCGCCCGGGGTCGGGTTTCTAAGTCTTCTCGCCCGACGCGCTCCACCGTCCTCCTCCGGACGGACAATTCGCGGACGAGGGGCTGACCCCGGGCCGGGCTAACCACCCAACCGGGGCGGTGTTCTTGACAGCGCGCCGCCGGCCCCCGCATGCTCGGGACCATGGCGAACGGTGGCTTCACGAACGACGATGTCGTCGGCTGGGCCGAGCGGCAGGGACAGGGCCAGGCCGGCGGCGCGGACGGCGGCGGCCAGGATGACGGCGGCGCCGGCGGCGGCGAGCAGGAGGACGAGGGCGGCGAGCCCCGCGACTGCTGCGAGGTCCTGCGCGAGATGGCGAAGGCGCTCGACGAGGGCGCCGAGGAGCTCGAGGCCCGCGACACCGAGGGGGAGGACAAGTCATTCACCTCGAAGGTCGAGGAGGTCATCAAGGACGCCGAGGACAAGTCGAAGGAGCTGACCGAGCTCGCCGACGAGCACGAGGAGAGCCACGAGGACGAGGAGGACGAGGACGACGCCGAGGAGGAGGACGACGAGGAGGACGAGGGCGGCGGCGGCGGCGGCGACGGGGGGGGCAAGGGAGGCTGATCGTGCCGACGGAGTCCTACAACGAGAATCCGCCCTGGCCATCGGGCCCGGTCGCCGACGAGGCGAACCCGGGCCTGGGGTCCAAGAGCACGCTGATCCAGCAGCAGCGGGAGCAGTCCGGCGGGCTCTCGGACGACTCGCCCGAGAACCCGGTCCGCGAGGACATGCCCTACCGGATCACGCACGGCTGAGAGGGAAGCGATGCCGAGCCCGAGAGAGATCGCACTGGCCGTCAACCGCGCCGAGGGCTTCCGCCCCGGTGCCGACGAGGGCACGCCGCAGATGGTCCCCGAGCCTCGGGAGCCAGACTACGCGGCGGATCCGAAGAACCCGCCCGACGGACCGCCGCCGGCGGCCAACCTGAAGGGGGACTGACATGGCGCCAGGAGAAGCAGGAAGCAGCGGCGGAACCGACCCGAACGAGGCGCGCGACGACGAGCGTGCGCGGGGGAAGGACCATCAGGAGTTCAACCTGACCGAGGCCTCGAACAAGGGCCCGGACGAGGCGACCCCGTTCAAGATCACGAACGCCGGCTGAGAACGCCGGAGGAAAGCGGACGACGATGGAAAGCGGACCGACGGACCCGAACGAGAAGCACGACGACGAGCTCGCGCGGGGGAAGGACCACAGGCCCCTGTCCGAGGCGGACGCCTGGGGAACGAAGCTGAACCCGGTGCGGGACACGCCCGTCCCGTTCGGCGGCCTCTCGGACGGCGGCAGCAAGACCGGCTAAGCTCGTGGCGCAGTCGACCACCGTCCAGCTCACGGGCGTGCTGGTCTCTCAGCCCGCGACGCCCTCGCTCTACTCCTGCACGCTCCAGGAGCTGGTCAACCTATCGTTCTGCGCGACCTACGGCGCGACGAAGGACGGCGTCATCCCGATCGCGTCCTCGGACGGCTCGCCCTTCAACCTGCCGTTCGAGGGCATCATCCGCGGGCGCGTCTTCGCGCTCCGGCTGCTCTCGGGCGCGACGATGAAGCTCAAGATCACGACCGGGCTCGGGGTCGCGATCCTGAGCGTCTCGGGCCAGTTCCTGTTCCACAGCCCGAACCCCGGCGATGAGATCACGGCCATCCAGCTCGTCGGCACCGGGGACGTGGCCTACGTGCTCGCCGGCGACGTGACCTGACCGACCCTCTTGACGGGCGGCCCGCGCCCGGTCAACTCTCAAGCCCATGGCCACGCTGCGCGACATCCTGAACCGGAACGACCTGAACCGGCTCGCGGACGCGCTCCAGGAGGTCGGGCTCGGGGAGCTCCTGAACACCCTGCTCTCGGGGATCGCCTCGGAGAGCAACACGATCGGGTCGGCGGTCACGCTGACCGTCGGGACCGCGCTCGGCGCCTTCACGGACCCGCCGTCGGCGGCGGAGATGGCCGCGCTCCGGACGTTCGTCAACGCCCTGAAGACCGACGCCGCCGCGATGAACGCGCTGCTCTCGCAGCTCCGCACCGCGGCGCTCTCGGTCAAGCGCGCGACGGAGACCGGCGTCACGGTCACGGCCAACGTCGCCACGCTCGCGAACCAGCCGAGCTCGAAGCCGTTCGCCATCGTCGCCTCGGCCGGCTCCTCGACCGGGATGAAGGCGCTCCTCGTCGGCCCGATCTCGGGCGCGCGAGCGGTCCTCCCCGGTCCGGGCCAGTGCGTGTGGGACGGGCAGAAGAAGGTCCTGTTCAACAACGCCGACGCGGTCACGACCGCTGACTTCTCCTACCCGACCGCCGCCGACCCGACGGCCTCGGTCCTGAACCGCGACATCGGGCAGAACCCGTAAGGAGACGACGATGAGCATCCGAGTCGAGCTGAACAAAGATAACCCGAACCGCCTCGGGGACGCCCTCCGATCGTTCGCCTTCGGCGACGTCATCAACATGCTGATCAAGGCGCTGACCGTCACGGAGAGCGCGATCAGCGTGACGACGAACGTCGCGACGCTCGCCAACCAGCCGAGCGCGAACGGCCTCCTCCGCGCGCTCGCGACGGCGGAGACCGGCACCGTGCACGAGAAGCTGATCCGCGTCGGCCCGATCACCGGTCCCCAGAAGGTCACGCCCGCCCCGAACGAGTGCGTCTGGGACGGCGGCAAGAAGGTCCTCTTCAACACGGTCGACGCCGTGACGGCCGCCAGCTTCACGTACCCGACGGACGCGGACACGACCGCGGGCGTCCTCCAGCGCGAGATCGGCCAGAGCCCGTAGCTTTCCCGGCGCCGCCCGGCGCCGTCGTCTGACGCCCACCTCCGGGGCTTCGTACCGGTGAGACGAAAGGAAGACGACCGATGCCCGAACCAACCGCCACCCCGCCAGATGGAACCCCCGCGCCGGCCGCAGGCGCGCCGGCGCCCGCCGCCGCTCCCGCTCCCGGAGCTCCGGCTCCCGGCGCCGGTGCCGTGCCGCCCGCCGCGGGCGCCCGGCCCGCGAAGCCGAACAAGGGCGCGCAGCCGGCCCGAGGCACGCAGCCGTTCCACAAGCAGCCGGGCTTCAAGGACCGGCTCGTCCGCGAGGCCGAGAACCGCGCCCGCAAGATGCTCGGGATGACGCTCGAGGAGGCGAAGGCGGCCCTGTCCGGGCGACCGGCTCCGGCCGCCGCTCCCGCTCCCGCCCCTGGCGCCCCGGCTCCCGCCGCCACGCCGCCGCGCGCGAGCAAGGACCCGGACGAGAAGCTCCGCCGGCAGCTCGAGGACAAGACCAGCCGAGTCGAGCGCCAGAGCGAGAAGATCAAGAAGCTGAAGACGAAGCACGCCGACGAGCTCGTCAACCTCGGGATGCGCCACGAGGCGCTCGCCGTCGGGATCGCCGAGGAGCACGTCGACTTCGCGCTGAAGCTCTACACCGACGCCCTGCTGGCCTGGAAGCGGAACCAGGACCCGAAGAAGGGCGACATCCCAGAGTCGCGCGGGTTCTTCGCCGGGCTGCGCACGGCGCGCGCGTACCTGTTCCGCGAGGGGGCCCCGATCGTGGACCTCCGCCCGACCACGGCACCGCCCGAGTCGACGGCGCCGGGGGGCGAGACGCCGACGCCGGCGCGGCCGGGGACGCCGCCAAAGAAGCCGGACGCGATGGACATGGACGAGGACCAGTGGCGCGCCCACAAGCGCCGCCTCGGCATCCCCGGGCTGGGCTGACCCTCTTGACGCCGCGGTAAGTCCTCGGCGACAGTTTGAACACCCGAGGCTAGCGAGCCTCCCAAACCCGAGGCGATCACAATGGCGAACTTCCCGGACGGCTCTCTCCCCGTAACCTTCAACCCGACGGTCGCGGCGACCATCCAGGACCGGACGCTCCAGCGCGTCTACCGCGATGCGCTCTTTCCGAACCTCCTGTTCCGGATGGAGGCGATGCGCGAGCTCTGGCCGATCCACCTCGGGCAGAGCCAGACCTTCACGCGCTCGGGCCTCATGGAGGTCACGACGCTGCCGGGTCAGGCTGGCGTCGACCCCGTCGCCGAGACCTACAGCTTCGAGCAGTGGGACGCGACCGCCCAGCAGTGGAAGGGCTCGATCGACACCGACATGCCGACCAGCTACCTCGCGCTGGCGTCGCAGTACCTCCGGAACATCCACCAGCTCGGGATGAAGTCCGGCCAGTCGATCAACCGCGTCGTCCGCGACAAGGGCTACAACGCTTACGTCGCCGGCAACACGGTGACCGACGCCTCGGCCTCGAGCGGCGCCTCGACCATCCACGTCGCCAACATCACGGGGTTCACGACGAACCTCTTCAACGGGCGGCAGCAGCCGGTCAGCGCCTCGAACCCGATCAACATCACGATCCCGGGGCTGACCACGACCGCCTACCAGGTCACGGCCGTCACCGCTGACGTCGCCGGCGACCCGATCCACGGCGGGACGCTGACCATCACGCCGACGCTCTCTGGGAACCTTGCGTCGCGCTCGAGCGTCCTGACCGAGAAGCGCAGCCAGCTGATCTACTCGGGCGGCGGCACGAACATCGACGCGATCGACGCCTCGGACGTCTTCGCCGTCCGCGACATCCGGACCGCGATCGCGCAGCTGCGCTTCAACAACGTCCCGGCCCACGAGGACGGGCTCTATCACTGGCACCTCGACCCGCAGAGCGAGCAGCAGGTGTTCGCGGACAACGAGTTCCAGCGCCTCAACCAGTCGATGCCGGACTACGTCCACTACCGGCGCTTCGCGCTGGCGATCTTCGGGTCGGGCGTCTTCTACCGGAACAACGAGGCCCCGAACACCCAGACCTGCAACCCGAACCCGCTGAAGTCGAACACCCACGGCTTCGAGCTCACGAACGGGGCGGGCATCGACATCCGCCGGCCGATCTGCACGGGCCAGGGCTGGATCGAGGAGAAGTACGTCGACGAGTCGCAGTACATCTCGGCGGCCGGCATCATGGGCAAGATCGGGGAGTTCGCCGTCACGAACGGCGGCATCCAGGTCGTGACCGAGGGCGTCCGCCTGATCATGCGGGCCCCGATCGACAAGATGCAGCAGACGACCAGCACGTCGTACAGCATCAGCGGCGACTGGCCGGTGCCGACCGACGAGCTCGGCCCGGGCTCCAAGGCGACCTACAAGCGCGCCGTCGTCGTCTGCCACGCCGCCTAGGTCCGCGGCCCGAAGACCTAACCAAAAAAGGGCCCGGCCCGCCGTCGCTTCCCCTTCGGCAGGTCGGGCCCGACGCACGTCCGGCGTAATCTCCCCGGGCATGGACGAGCCGCTGATCCGGCCGGGCTTCGACCGGATGCTCTACGACACGCTGTTCCCGAACGCGCCAGACCCGATCGCGATGGCGTGGCGGTTCTTCTACGACCTGCGGGTTAGGAGCCCACGCCCCGGCGTCACCCCGATCGGCATCAGCTTTCGGGACACCGGGGTCTGGAGGCTGGAGCGGCTCGAGCTGGGGGGGGGCGCGTCGGCGACGCTGGCGCAGCTCCTCGACTGGTCCCCGGCGGGCGGCTGGCCGTCGTGGGAGCGCCGCTGATGGGGACGCTCGACGACGCCGAGGCCGGGCTGAAGGAGGCGCGGCGGACCCGGGACCGGGGACTGGCGGCGGCGGCGCTCGGCGCGGCGCACCGCTACCAGGCCGACCTGATCCGGCTCTCGGCGAAGCCGCACCTGGCGAAGGCGTACGCGGAGGAGATCGACGACCTCGCGAACGTGATCCACGACCTGGCGCGCGAGGTCCCCGACCAGGACCCGGACTCGGTCTGGCGGGGCCGGACGCGCCAGGGGCTCCGCGTCCAGGTGGTCCGCCGCGCCCAGCTCGCGGTCGGGCGCCGCGGGCGCGGGCGGGTCGAGGACGGTTTCGTGGTGCTGATCGACGGGAAGACCGCCACGCCGACGATCCCGCGCGCGGCGGCGATGAAGCAGGCCCGCTGGGCGACGATCCTCGTGGGGGGCGAGTTCATCCCGATCTACGAGACGATGACCGGGCGCCAGCTCGCGCGGCGCCGGCGGGCGAAGCGCCGAGACCGGCCGGCGACCCTGAGCGAGTGGCGGCGCTGGCTCGGGAGCCCGTACCGCAAGCACGGCGCGCGGATCGGGCCGGACCGGCGCGTCGTCCGGACGTAATATCGGGCTCATGGACGACGCGCTTCGGACGAAGCTTGCCGGCCGCCGGGTCATCGCCTCGGTCAGCGGGGGGAAGGACTCGGCCGCGATGTCGCTCTGGCTGACGGAGCAGGGGATCGACCACGACCGCGTCTTCCTCGACACAGGCTGGGAGCACGCCGACACCTACGAGTACCTGCGCGGCGACCTCCCCAAGATCATCGGGCCGATCGTCGAGCTCCGGGGCGACCTGCTGATGGCCGAGCTCGTCCGGAAGAAGGGCATCTTTCCTCGGCGGACCGTGCGGTTCTGCACGCAGGAGCTGAAGGTCAGACCGATGCAGCGGTACATCCGGAAGCTCGTCGACGAGGGCGCGGACGTCCTGAACAGCGTCGGGATACGGCGGGCCGAGTCGCTGGCCCGCTCGAAGATGAACGAGTGGGAGTGGTCCGACGGGTTCGACTGCGAGGTCTGGCGGCCGATCCTGCTCTGGAGCGAGGAGGAGGTCATCGCGATCCACACCCGCCACGGGCTCCGTCCCAACCCGCTCTACCTCCGCGGCGCGAGCCGGGTCGGGTGCTGGCCCTACGTCTTCGCCC